TTCTTCAGTAGACGACGAAATAATTATAATAACTGATTAAAAATATATGGAAAATTCAACAAAAAAATGGTATCAATCAAAAGCAATTCAGGGAAACATTGTTTCAATTATAATGATGGGGCTTATGATTGCTAAAATTGACCTAGATCAAGGCTTAGTAACTGAAGCTATTACTGCTATATTTGCATTAATCTCAGTTGGCTATGCTGTTTATGGTCGATTAAAGGCTACAAAAGTAATTAAATAAGTATGTCACTTAATAAATACGGTTACAATCAAGATAAGGATCCTGATAACATGACCTTATTGCTTTCGATTGCTATAATTGTATTGTTTGTATATCTAATAATAGAAGTATGGAAGGATTTGTTACAATAGATAACTTAATAACTCTAGCATCATTTGTTGGAATAGCATTTGGTGGGTGGATTTTTATAGAAAAAAGAGCTGTAACTCCTATGAATGAATTTAAAGAAAATAAGTTTTACCCGTTTAAAGACAAACAAGAGGAACTTAACAATTCGTGTATGAAAAAAATAGATAACGCTGAATTAAAAATAGGAAGTTTAACATCTATATCTGAAGATCAAGAGCATAGAATAAGAACTCTTGAAAGCTCAATTACTGACATAGAACTTATTAAGCAAGATGTGTCTTATATTAAATTAAATATAGACAAAATGACATCTGGTTTTGAAGAGTTGAAAAAAAAACTAGATAAAAATATTAAAGATTAATTAAATTTATGAACTTAAACAAACTTAAAAAATCTTTAGCCGATTTTCATCAGATCTTTGGCTTAATCTTTCCTCCAAATTACGGAATTAATATTAAAAACCAAGAGCTAGAGGATTCAAAAGAAGAGAACTATATATTTGGATCAATAGACGATGAAGAAGTTATAGTTCCTGATGGGGACTGGACACCGTATTTGCCAGCAGAAGAAAAACAACATGGATTATTTGACTCAATGAACTGCACAAGGTTTGGATTATTAAACTGTATAGAGGCAATAATGAAGGCAAAGTTTGACATTGATGTTAATTATTCAGATAGATACATATCTCAAGGAGTCGGTAGAAACGGAAGTACTATGCAATCAGCATTGGATAATGTTAGAAAACTGTATGGAAACGTTTTAGAAAGTGAATGGCCAGTTAATTGGAACACATTCAATAGAAGTGTATATTTCAGAATGCCTGACAGTGAAACAATAAAGAAGGGTAAAAAATGGATTGACACATATAAATTAACATTTAAATACGTAAACAAAACACCAGCAATGATGCGAGAAGCTTTAAAAACTAGCCCTTTATATGTTAGTGGCTATGCTTGGTATAAAAAGAATGGAGAATATATATCTTTAAGAAGACCAAATCATTGCTTTATGGTTTATAAATATGGACATGCTTTTGATTCATATAGCCCGTTTATTAAAAAATTGTCATCTAACTATAATTTCGGAACTGTAATTTCTATACACATACAAAAAATAAATGAAAAAGAGGATATAATAGAGAATTTAAAAGCCAGAGGATTAAAATTTATTCTAAGAGCAGAAAAGGATGGAGAAATATATGAAATAAAAGATAATGAGATAGAATATGTTAGTCCTAATGATTGGAATAAGCTAAATGTAAAAAAACAAGCCAAAGAAAACACATTGGTTGGCATAACAGAAGATTTATATAATAAAATAAAATAATATGAGTTACTCAATTTCAACATTAAAAACAGACTTAACTGGCAAACTTCACGGAACAAGTTTAAGCAAGATTCAAGGAATAAATAATATTATAGATGAAGCTGCTAGACAAGTCCTACAAGATGTTGATCCTTACGAAACAATTAAGCAAGCTCAAATCACTAATGGAGTTTATGATAGTGTTTATGATTATCAGCTGCCATCTGATTTAAAAGGAACTAAGATTGTAGACATCAGACCACAAGCAAATAGAGGATTAGAGGATAGATTTTTTAATAGATTTTCAGAAGATTTTGACTTAAGAAAAGCCGATGGAACCTTTTCTTTTAGCTACAATGGTTCAGTTAGGTCTTTAAGGCTATCAAGGGCAATTAATGACAATGTGACAATTCACCAGATGAATAGTTTAACCGAGAACGGGACATGGGCTGCTACTAGTGACGCTACAAACCTAACTACTGATAACGTTTATTACATTTCTGGATCAACCTCATTAAAATTCGACCTAAATGGATCAACAACTGCTGGATATATAGAAAACAGCACAATGACACAACTAGATCTTAGCGACTATGAAGATCAAGGGTCTATCTTTTTATGGGCTTATTTTCCAGATTCTAGTATTATTACAAATCTTATTTTAAGATGGGGCAATGACTCTTCTAATTATTGGCAAGCAACTGCTACAACTCCACATAATGAAACAAGTTTTTCTGATGGTTGGAATTTAATAAGGTTTGATTGGAATGGAGCAACTGAAGTAAATGGTGGTAGTATTGATAGTGAAACAGTAGACTATGCTAGAGTTACAATAACTTATGATGGTACAGCTGATACTGATATAAGAATAGATAATATAGTTATAAGGCTACAAGAAATATTAGAGCTAGAATACTATTCTAAATATATCTTTAGAGATTCAAGCACTAACGCTTTTGCAGAAAATGTAGCAAGCGACAATGATCTAGTGAATTTAGACACAGACTCTTATAATTTACTACTTTATAAGGTGGCCGAATTAGCAGCCATTAATCAACAAGGAGTTGACAGTACATTAGATTATCAAATATATAGAGACAACTACGAAAGAGCGGTAAGAAAATATAAGATGATGTATCCAAGTCAATTTAAAAAACCACAAGTTAGTTATTACAATATTACCTCAGGTAATAGAACTAATGATATAAACAGCTAATATGGATCAATATTCAATCACACAAGAGTTTAAAGGCTATAGAACAAAAACCGACAAGACAAAACTTCCTGATGGTTATTTAGTTGATGGTTCTCAGAATGTTCTTAGCACTGACGGTGATAATATTAAGATTAGATCAGGATATACGCTTGATGGAGCAGCTAACTCTTCTTTAAATCCTATAGAATCAAGTTATGACTGGATCACTCATAATGGAACAGAATTAAACTTAAGAAGTTATGATGATGAGTTAGAGTTTAGATATGTTGATTCTAGTGGAAACGTAACATGGACAAGAATAGCTGATGGATGGAGTGCCGTTGACTTTAACTATGCAGAATACTGGGATACTGATGAAGTTGAAGATATTCTATTTTTTGTAAATGGTGATGATAATATTTATTCATGGAGTGGCGCGTATGCCACAGTTGATATAACTAATTCAACAAGCAACACGCTAGTTAAACAAGGAACTACAACCTGGGGAGAGGAAAGATTTATAGCAGATGGTACTAACTATGACAAAAAGCTTAAGATTAACGGTACAGAATATACATATACAGGTGGAGAAGGAACAACAACTTTAACAGGAGTAAGCCCTGATCCAACAGCTGGAGGGCATAGTGATGGGGATTTAGCAGTTCAGTCAGTTTCTACTACAGCTAATAAACCAGGGAGTAATGTTAAAAACGACTTAATAGCAGTTTTAGATAATCAGGTATGGGTTGGTTCTTTAACTAATAGACAAGTATATGTAAGCGCAGTTAATGATTTCACCGATTATACGTTTAGCTCTCCAAGACTAGTAGGGGAAGGAGTTTTGCTAACATTAGATGCTTCACCAACAGCATTTGTAGTTCAAGAGGATTCAATGTACATATCAGCTGGTAAAGATCAGTGGTATTTTTCTACATTCGAATTATCTAGCGATCTTCAGAAAGAGAGCATCTTTGTTAAACGCTTAAAGAGTGATTCTCAAGGAGCTGCTCAATCTCAAGGAATGGTAGCTAGAATAAAGAACAATGTAATGTTTGTGTCTAATGAGCCGACTATAGATGTATTAGGAAGAGTAGAGGATGTTGAGACACCACAGTCTATACCAGTTAGTGATCCAATAAAACCAACACTAGAAGGTTATACCTTTACAGGGGCTGATTCAATATATCATAGAAATAATTATTATTTAGCTCTTCCAGAGGAGAATAGACTTCTTATATACAATTTTGAAAGAAGCTTTTGGGAAGCTCCTCAAGTTTTACCTGCTGGGAAATTAGCTATTATTGGCGGAGAATTATACTTACATAGTAATTCAGTTCCTGAAACTTATAAGCTTTTTACAGGAACTAATGACAATGATACATCAATAAACGCTATAGCTAAGTTTAGTTACCACAACTATGGCGATAGAGTTAATTTAAAAAACTTTGATGAATGGTACACAGAGGGTTATATTAGGCAAAACACCAAGCTAACACTTAAACTTTATTATGAATATAGGGGGGCTGAAACAATCAAAAGCTATACGATAGACGGCAATGATGAAGATATAATATTTAAAAATACAGAAGATGCTAGTCTTGGTAAGATAAGCCTTGGTAAAAATCCTTTAGGAAACACAGGATCATCAGATGAATCTGATACCTTGAATAAATTTAGACAAATAAACCAGATAGTTAAATCAGATTTCTATGAAGTTCAAGTTTCTTATGAAAGTAATAGTATTGATTATCAATGGGAACTGCTAGGTTTTGGTGGAAACGTTAAGCCAAGTACTTCTAAACCAATAAGTATTAAAAAATAATATGAAAACATTACAAGCAAAAAACTATAAAACAAGGAAGGATCTAGACAAAGATTGCAAAGGAATAATCTACAAGGAAGAGTATGAGATTCAAGGAACTAAAGAGGAATTAGCAAAACTATCCTTAAAGGATGGATTATTTGTATATGGAATAAAATCTAATGAAATAAATTAACTATATGGCACAAAAATTTTTACAAACACAAGAGTTTCAACTATCTGGTAGCGGTGTAACTGCTACTGCTACAAGTATAACTCTTGAATCATTCCAAACACCAGACGAAACTAATATTACTGATTCTGATTTAGGGACAACCAACTATGGAACTTTAGAACCAGGAACAAGCAATGAAGAGATTATTAGCTTTACTGCTGTTACTCAAAATGGTGATGGAACTGCGACTCTAACAGGCGTTACAAGAGGATTAAAATTTGTTAGTCCCTATACAGCTGATACAAGCCTACGAAAAGCTCATGCTGGTGGTACTATATTTGTAGTAACAAACAATCCTCAGCTATATGAAGATTTTGCTAGTATTAGCAATGATGAAACAATTACAGGGACTTGGACATTTGATACCGCAGCTTTTCCTAGAATGGAAGATGCAACAAATGATCCAACATCTGGGGCAATGCTTACAACTAAGGCTTATGTAGATGCTTTAGCTTTAGGGGGAACTCTCACAACTGATAAAGTTGTGGTAGAAGCTACAGCTGGTGAAACAGTAGCAGCTGGAGAGATAGTATATTTTGATGAAACTGATGACGAATGGAAGCTAGCAGATGCAAGTGCAGCTGGTACTGCTGAAAATATCCTTTTAGGAGTAGCACAAGGAGCTGGAACTAATGGAAATGGTATATCAGGGGGTGTTTTGTTATCAGCTCTTGACGGAAACCAAACAGGTTTGTCCGCTGGAGAATTATATTATTTATCAGACACAGCTGGGGCAATAAGTACTAGTGCTGGCACAAAAGATGTGGTTATAGGATATGCAAAGAGTGCGACAGAGTTATACTTCAAGCCTAACTTTAAAAGATATGTTACTAAAGATCAACAAGATGCTTTAGCTGGTGTTGGTGGAACTCCATCAAGTACTAATAAGTATGTAACAGAAGATTACTTAGTGGGCGAAATTAAAGGATATGCAGGAGCAGCTGCTCCAACTGGATGGTTATTATGTAATGGCTCAGCTGTTTCAAATGATACTTATTCAGACTTAGTGGCGGTTTGTTTGAATACTTATGGACTAGGAAGCGCTACAGCCTTCACAGCTGATAGTTCAACAGACATTTTTACAGACGCTGCTCACGGGCTAAGCAATGGAAACATATTATTACTAGAAAACTCTGGTGGAGCTTTGCCAACTGGGTTATCAGCTGGTACAGTTTATTATGTAATAAGTGCCACAACAGACACTTTTCAATTATCCACTACATCAGGCGGTTCAGCGGTTGATATATCAGACAACGGATCAGGAACCCAAAACTATTATACACAATTTAAAGTTCCTGATCTAAGAGGTAATGTACCAGTTGGAAAAGATTCTGGAACATTCGGAACATTAGGAGCGTCTGGCGGGGTTGAAACTGTTACTCTTACTGCTGCCCAAAGTGGTTTACCAGCTCATACCCATGGAGCAGATGTGTATGATTCAGCTGGTGGATCAGTTCTAGGGTTTAAGGGTCAAAATACTGGAAACACAGCTAATATCGATGTAGACAGCGTTGCATCTGCTGCAGCATCAGAAGCTCATACAAACTTACAGCCTTACCTAGTTATCAACTATATAATTAAGACTTAAATATATGTATCCAAATACAAAATATCCAATAAATGAAACAAATCAAGAGGATTTTAATGAAATGGGAATGAGTGAAAACTTTAATTCAGGTCAAATAGGCTCAGATTACCAACAAACACCTGTTCAAAACTATAAAATGCCAACTGTTATGACATCTAGGAGAGCAAGAGAAGAGACCAGAAAAAACCTTGATATGTTTAATGATTTACAACAAAGACTATTAATGTAAAAATATATGGCAATACCTTTCAAGGAGGGCTTATCACAAGCCCAACAACAATCTATACAGAACCTGGTTAAAGATAGGCCTTCTTCTGCATGGAACGAAACAGATAAAGCTAATTGGAATTACGCTACAGGAAATGCTGCTTTGCCAACTTTCCCATCTCAGCCAGCACAACAAGTTCAACCAGTTCAAGCGCCAGCTGGAACTGCGCAAGCATTAGGTAAAGTTGGAGAAAATGTTCTTGGGATGATACCAGGTGGCAATATAATAGGGAAGGGAATAGCTGCGTCAGTTCCCTCTATAAATGCTGCTACTCAAAAAGCAGCTCCTAAAGTTACTGAAAAGAAGGAAGTAGTAAATCCAGTTACTGGAGAAAAAAAGACTGAAGTAGTAGAAAAACAAACTGAAACACCAGAAGGCTTGGATCAGTTAGGAATGGACTTCAGGACTTCTGGAGAAGAGGGACAAGTTTTAAGTGTTTATCAGCAACAATTAATGGATTTACAAGAGCAGAACAATTTAATGATGCAAAATTATCAATCAAAACTAGCTAATTATACCAAGGGGTTAGAAGCTAGAAACCAACAAGCAGTTAGCAGAATAATGGAAACTTTTGCAGCTAGAAAAGAAGCTCAAAAACAAATTAATAAGTCTGTTTTGGCTGGTGTTAAAAAGGCTGGAATTAGAGCTGGTAGACAAAGATATGCCACTGAGATACAACAAAGTATAGTATCGGCAGAAGAAAGTGCTGGAATAGCCAGATTAGCCGAGCTAGATAGACAAGAGCAAGATTTGATTGCTAAAGCTCAAGATGCTAGCACTAAAGAACAATGGAAAGCCTTTAATGACTCTTTCGCAATGGCAATGGAGGCTCAAAAGCAAAAAGAAGATACTATTAAAGATCTACATGCGGCAGCGATGGAAGAAGAGGATAGAATGTTCAAAAGAATGGAAGAAATTAGAAAACAAGAAACATTTGAAATGGGCGTTGAAGAGTTCGGAATGGAGAAAGAAAAATTTGCTTTACAACAAGAAATGCTAGGAATGGAATTAGCAGGAGCTAAAAAAGAAGAAGCGATGGGGTACGTAGAACAACTTGATAGTTCAATGTTATCTCAAATGGATGCAGAACAAAAAGAGATTCTAGCAAAACAAGCAGGAATAATTAACTTAGATTCTTACATAGCTAAGCAAGAAGCAGCTGCTCAAGCTGGAGTTATTAGTGATGCTTGGGATAGGGCAATGGATATATCTAAAATAACAGGACAATTAGTAAATCCAGAAACAGGAGAAGTTACAGCCACACTAGAGGATAAAAAGAGGATAGCTGATGAATATTATAAAGAAACTGGGTTAATGCTAGACGAGGCTAAAATAAATAGAATGATTAAAATGGATAATTGGAAAATGCAAATGGATCAAGCTGAGTACAATCTGGAATTAGCAAAAATGGAACAAAAAGCTATTGAGATGGGTGGACAATTAAATGAAAATGGAAAAATATCTTTGAATTTGCAAGATAGTTTAGCTTTAAGTCAAAAAATTGAAAAGTCTGAAGATTATAAAGGGTTTAATAAATTAAACTCTGCTATGTCAGCTTTAAAAGACTTTGAGAGCTTATTTGATGAACATGGAATGGAAGTTGGATGGTTTGCCGGAAAAGGGAAGGCTGAATTATCATCTGTTTATCAAACAATGATGACTCAATTAAAGGAGGCTTATGAATTGGGTGTTTTAAGTGATTCAGATATTAAATTGTTAACTGGAACGCTGCAGGATCCAACTAAGATAGATTTTTCAAGAGGATTAGATCAAGCTGGCGCAGTAAGAGACAGTATTAATAAAACTAAAGATTTCCTTGACAATAAAGCTTTAACAGCATATCAAAATATAAGCACAATTTATCAAGATTATGATCCAAGTGAAATTGGAGCTCTTCAGAATGTTAGAAGATGGTTTGAAAAGTCTGATGCAAGCAAAAAAGACTTAAAGAATTGGATAAATGAAGCTGAAGATGAAACGGCTAAAGCTGAAAGAATAAAACAAGATGAAATGTTAAAATCTCAAATGCCAGAACTTAACGCTTATGAAAGGTGGCAAGTACTGAGTAGTCCTGGAAATTTTAATTCCCTCCTAGGACAAGAGGTAAAACTGCCCTCTCAAGAAAAATTGAGCTCTTTAAGTAACGGTAGTACAACATTAAGCAGAATGGGAAGCGGAACCATAACTGGAATTGATGGTAGTAAATACTGGAAGCAAGGTTTAGACTTTGTTGTAAAAGGTGGAAAAGGTGCTCCTGTTAAGGCTCCATTTAGCGGAACTGTAGTTGATGCTATAGGGGGAAACGTAAACACTGGTGGTCCATTATCAGCGAAGGAGGGGAAAAAGCAAAATAGCGGCTTTGGAAATCAAGTAAAGGTAAGACTTGATAACGGGGATGAAATATGGATTAGTCATCTTGATAAAGTAGCTAGTCTTAGACCAGGAATGAGAATAAGGCCAGGACAAATTTTAGGAACCCAAGGAAACACAGGCATGACTTATGGTAATACGGGTGTTCATTTAGATATTACAATGAAAAAAAAGAACGGAGAATACTATACTGCTAGAGAGGTAGCTGCCTTGCTAGGAGATAAAAGAATTAATAATAACGTTTAAAAATATGTTAAGTCCAACACAAATACAACAAATCAAACAACAAATAAATCTTCAAGAAGAAGATGATGATTTTGAAGAAAGAGTACAAGCAAGATTAGAGTCTATGAGACAAGAGAAAGAAATGGAGAAAGAAAGAGATAAAGGTATGTTTGAAAAAATGGGGGAATCTATAAAGGAGACTGTAACATCTCCTATTGATCAGATGAAATCATATGCTGCAAAGAAAGAAGCAGAACTAAGAGCTGAAGGTAAAAAAACAACTGGATTGGCTGGAGTTTGGGAAGGAATGAAAGCAGCTCCAGGAGCTTTAATGTCTGGAGAGGTTAAATTGCCATCTATACCAGGCATAGGGACAATAGCAGGAAGGGAAGAAAAAAAAGCATTCGTTCAGCCAACAGCTAAAGCCTTAGCTAGACCATTTGTTGAAACATACAAAGGATTGGCTGGGCTAAATCTTTTCGGAGAAGAAGAAAAAGCTAAATCTGAAGAAGCTGTTTCATTGCCAGGAATAGGAGAAATAACTCCAAGAGGATTTACCGAAGAAGGTCGTAAAGCAATAGGAGAGTCAGCTTGGGAAGTGGCAGATGTAGCAGGAACAGTCCTTCCAGTTGAGAAATTAGCAGCCCCATTAGTTAAAGGAGCTAATAAAACTTTAAAATTTGCTGGAAAACCATTAAAGAAAATGTTTGATGTTGGTGGAAACCTAACAAAACAAGCTCTTGCTAAACAATCTGGACTTAAGATAGAAACAATAGAGAATTTAATAAAAAATCCAGAGGCTATTACAAATGCTGAAAAAATGGCTATTGATAAGCTTTCATTAGTTAATAAAGTTGATGAAGGACTAGGGATTAGGCTTAAGGAGCTGGGAGAAGAAGGATCTAAATATTCAGATATAAGAAAAAGCAATCAGAAAATAAAAAATCCTATAGATAAACTAAAAGAGGAATTAAAAAGCAAGTATAAATTTGATATAGTTGATGGAAAAATAGCAGCAACAACTGAATCTGCTACTAGATCTCCATCTGATATAAGAAATCTTCAAAGATTTATTGATGATTGGGGAGCAAAAAAAGAAATAACACCTTCTGAGTTTTTAAACATGCGTAAAGATTTGACTAAAATGTCAAAGTTTGATATGGCATCAGGTAAAACAAGCGACGTTATGGGAATAGGTAGAGATTTGAGAAGTTTATTAAATAAAACTTCAAGAAAAGGAATAAAAGGACTTTCAAAATTAGATGAAGCTTTTTCTAAAGAAAGTGAATTATTAGAACCATTAAGAAAGAAATTGTTCGATAAAGATGGCACAATGAAAGATAATGCTATATCCACAATAGCCAATTTGAATAGTCCAAATAAAAGAAAATTATTAGGAAGATTAAAAAAAGTTATTCCAGACATTGAAGAACAAGTAAATATGGTAAAAATATTAGAGGATATAGATGCTGTTAAGGGTCAAAAAATAGGAGCTTATGCTCAGAACATGTTTAGCAGTGGAGTTGGTGGTTTTGTTTTGACTGGTGGAAATCCAATCGGAGCTGTTGCTGGTGCTGTTATGTCACATCCACAAACAATAGTTCCTATTCTTAAGAATTACGGAAAAACATCAAAAATTGCCTCTAAAAAAATAAGCACCCTCATAAAAAGAATGAAGGCGGGAAAGACGCTTACTTTTAGAGAAAAGTCTTTGATAAAAAAAGCTATTCTTGATCTTGTTCGTCCATATGACGAGACCAAAGGTGATCAATTCCAGCCCCGAGAAGTCGAAAAAGAAGGTATAAACTACCAAGAACCAATAGGATCCCGTGTGGAACGAGGATATACAGGGTAATAAATATGGCTATTACGAATAGAAAATCTTTCATAGTTTTAAATTTAATAATTATATTTTAAATATAAAGTATAGAATGAAAAAAGTCAAGTTTATATATACTTGGGGCGAAGGAATCACGTTCCAAAATATGCAACCTTGATTGGTTCGCATTCTGTTCAAAAAGAGCCATGCCTTAAAGGTGTGGTTCTTTTGTTTGTGTATAACTTTTAAAAGTATGCTAATCTTAGTATATAATTATACACTTGACAAAGTTTATTCTATGATATATAATATAGATATAATAAAAATAAAAACAAAAATTATGACAAAAACAATGTTTATGTGGGGGCTACTTCTAGCTGGACTAGCCTTTACAATCTACTTATCAACACAGCTAACTATTCCTTACTTATCAGAACTAATCTCATTTTTCTGGGGAGGATTCGTAGCACTAGCTATTGATAAGTTAATAAAAGCGTCAAGACAATAATATGTCAAGAATAAATATAGGAATTGCTCCTTCCGACCTAACTGATAAGCATTTATTAGCTGAGCATAGAGAAATAAAAAGAATATGCTACTTGTTTAATAAACATAAAAAGCTAATAAAGACTATGAATTATAAAATTCCTAATGACTTCCGGCTGGGCGAGGGACATCTAAAATTCTTTTTGGATAAAGGTGCCTATACTTATTATAGATACCTAGAAATTCATAAAGAATGTAAAAAAAGAGGCTTCAAAGTTAAAGATTATTCTAGAAATTGGTTTGAAGCTTACAGTAAATATAGTGAGTATTTTAACAATTATAAACCCTCAAGCGATGATATAAGTATAATAAAGGATAGAATTAAAAGAAGATTAGCTAACATTGCTTCTTTGAAATACTATCAAGTACAAATATCAACAAAGGAGGCTTTGCTATTGATAGGGTAGAAAGCAGTCTGATTACGAATATAACCGTAACTGTTCTGCTGGAAACCCATCAACGGCGTTTTATCTGGGTGGGATATGCTGGCATGGGATATCCCACCTTATAAAATTATGTTATATAAACAAGTAGTTAAAAAATTAAAAAAACTAAAAGAAAATAGAAGTATAATATACATATATAATGAAGAGCCTGGTTATACAATAATACAAGGCACTAAAAACCACTTTCAATATATTATACTTAGAGAATCAGAGCTTAAAGCTCTTTATAACAAACTTAAAAAAAAATATGAAAATTGAGATTTTTTACTTATTGTTTGTCGCCTCAATATCAGTATTTTTAATAAATAATGTAGACTTAAATGCTAGACTTAATAACACCGCTAATATTGCTAGCAGTAGTAGTGATATTAGCACTAGTACAAAACCAAGAATAACAGATGCTACTGATCCAGAAGTTTTTGATAAAGCTTTTGATCAAGCACTAGAAGAATATGCAAAATCAAAAGAGAATGGAGCAACAAGACAAGTTGTTTCAAATACTCCTAAGAATAGCGGGGGTGTTGTTAGTAATAATAATGCTACTGGGGATGTATATATTAAAAACGATATAACAAACTATATAAGAGAACAGGCAAAAATAAATAATATAAATGTAAACAAAGCGTTAGCCGTTGCATGGTGTGAATCAAGATTTGATCCAAATGCTAGCAATGGACATAGTACAGCAAAAGGAGTTTATCAATTTCTACGTGGAACTTGGGCTAATTATTGTGAAGGAGATGTGTTTGATTATAAGTCTAATATAGATTGTTTTATGAAGATTTATCCTAAACATCCAAGTTGGTGGGAATGCCATTGGATGACATAAAAATATGCCAAAGGAGGTTAAATTTTTAATAAAACTAGTATTGAAAGCAGCCATTGTCGTGTTGCTTTCAGCACTTGTTTTAGTCTTATTAATAAGTGAGATAAAAAAATGGATATATTAATACATTTCAGTAGATGCTTTATATGTGGTAAAGAATATGATGATAAAGAAAATCAAAAAAGCATTTTTGATAAAGGTATGTGTTTAAAATGCCTTAATGGCAATTTAAAATAATCGTTCTTTTAAAAAAAGGAGGTGTGCTATGAGACTTTTGCCATGTTGTGCTAAATGTGGTAAAAAGATTTACGTTGAGTCGGTTGGAGTTTATTTGGTCGGTCCTTATTATGTAATAGGAATTGACCTATTTTGTTATGAATGTTTTAAAAAAAGAAAGGAGGGACGAAATGACATGTGACAAGTATTATTCATGTTACAGAGTTGTCAGGTGTGGAAGCTGTGGCGAATTTCTGTGTTATATTGATGAAGAAAAACAAGATTGCAGACTTAAGCCACATTATACTCATGCTGAGAAAGAGGGAATAAGATGTATAACGTGCAATAATGGGGGTGCTAATGTGCTTAAAGGTTAAACAGTGTACAGTCTGTCTAAGGTATCTTGAAACATTGCAAAGTAATCTTGACACTTTTGTAGAAGCCCATTATAAAACTGGGCGTCAACTTTACTGTGTTCAGTGTTATCAAGATTATGGAAACATGGATGAATTTAACTTTAACAAAGGCGAGCCACATACGCCGTCATAGGAGGTGATCATGTGTGAAAATGGATCAGGTCATGAGGGTGATAGCAATGGTAATGGTAATAGTAATGTGGATCATGTCGATCCTGACATTACTGATCTTGCAACGGATTATGAAAACAATCCGCTGTCTGATGAGAACGTAACCGAATGGACTCCAGGCGGTAAGGAAACAGGACACGCCTAGAGGGGGTGTACTATGATATGCTGGGGATGTGAGCGTATTATTATTTGCGGAACTTGTCAAAAGCAATTATGCTATATCAAGAATGGTAAGTGCTATTTTCAGCCTTACTTTGAGCCTTTTGAGGGTCGTCCTCTTGAGTGCATGAATTGTGGAGCTGGACAATTTCCAAATGAAAAACGTTGGATAACATCGAAAGGATAGAGCTATGAATTTAAAGATCATCATTAAAGACGTATCATCCGGAATTTTTTTCCTTATCCTTGATAGTATAGCCAAGCCGTTTGGTGGCAAGGTTACAAAAGATGGTGAATTTATCGGAGACGATGAAGCAAAAAAGGCTACAATCCACGAAGCCAGCGAAATGTTCGGGGGCAATGATGGGAATTCTAAAAACTCTTCTGATTGATTTGCCAGTGGCTATTCTGGGCTTATTCTTTAAGAATTCGAGCCCAAAGCCTTGTTCTAATTGTCAAGGTCAATGCAAACCTTACTGCAATGGAGGTGAAAATGTCAGACACAAGCAGAGGAAATAAGATTGGTCTTTGCCCTAAATGCTTTGAAGCTGGGCACTTGACCGCTCATCATGTTCTACCAAAAAGGTACTTCGGACAAAACAAGCACAAGCTGTATTTATGCAGGTCTTGTCACAATGAAATCGAGGCTACTCTTCCAAGCTGGAAAATGAAGCGAGGTAATTACTTCAAGATCCATAAAGCATGGTTAAGAGATCAGCCAATTGTAGTGGTAGACAGCAAAAAGCACAAACGACTTATAAGAGAAAGAAGGATGAACATAGATGAATCTAGGCTCGATTGATATTGTAATAAGGTATACTCTTATGGGAGTTTTTTTTACGCTTGTTCTTACCAATATTCACATGACTGGAAACAAGCATCCAAAAGCTCACCTCGTTGGTTTAGCTCGTGTGGCAATTTATATCATATGGTCAATTTTTGCTCACGCATACGAGACTATACCTGGTTCAATTGTCATTCTGTGGTTTACTTTTAAAGCTCACATGAAATGGCAAAAATAACTTAACGGGGGGGAATGCAAAGCTTCCCCCCTTTTTACTATTAATTATAAAAAAAATGAATAAATGTAAATATTGTGGAGAGGAAACAAAATACAAATTTTGTTCTAGAGAATGTTACTATAATAACAGAAGAAAAAAAGATCAAGAGGCTGAATCTTTGTATTTTATAGAAATAAAAAACCTTATTTTACAAGCTCAAGAGGACGCTAAAACTCCCACCTTGAGCTATATATCAAAAAAAATGAATAAATCTAAGGGTTGGACTTCTAATATTGTTAATAAAATGATAGAAAAAAATATTATAAAAAAAGGTTATTACTAGTATGTGTATAACTTTTTTTATTGTGTAATATTAGTATCATTTTATACACTTGACAAAGTTCAATCTATGATATATAATATAAATATAATAATTAAAGAGAAAAAATATGAAAACAAGATTTGAGTACAAATTTGATGTCGATTTCAATCAAGAAGTTATCGACAAAAGAGTGAAACTTCACTCAGACACTCTAATTAGAGATATCAACATGCTAAGTGCTAAGGAGGACGGCATTATAAAAGACTACGATTTAAACGGTAAATACGGCACAGCTATAATGGATGAAGAAGGTTATGTTAATTTACTAAGAGACTTGGGCATATTTGAAAGTGCTAGAGTCTATCAATTGAAATAATATGGATATAGAATTACTTAAAAAACATATGGACGAAGGTTTTGGATTAACAAAAGAGTTAATTCTAGCAGATGGAGATTTATCTATGTGGCTTGAAACACACATAGATCACAAAAAAACATATTTTTATTTTACAAAATGTGGAGAAGAAAACAAGCAAATACTTAGAACATTTATAAACGAAGATGATTTGAAGTATGTTAAAAATCAAATAGATTTAATATTAAAAATAATATATTAAATAATATGGCTTATTTTAACAAAAAAAAAGGAATAATAAAAGAACCATGGGACTTTCAATATGAAACCCCTTACTTTGTAAAACATTTCTGGGAGTGGGTGTTAAATGATAATAAGTTTGACGATACACTTCCAAAAGCTAAAAAAGTTAATTTACTTAAATAATATGAGTGCATCTAAAAACTTCTTTAATGCTTTAAAAGATGATCCTCAATCTATAATAGAGTGGTGCGAAAATGAGATTAAGGAATATAAAAAACTAATTAAATTAATTAAAAAATATGAAGGAGGAAATTTTAAAACTAAAATCAACTAGATCAGATTTTTACTGGTCAAAAATAATTAATAATGCTTGTCTATATGATCACAAAAAAACAACAACAAGTAATAGATGCAATAGTGCATCATAAATTAATTGATAGGAAATCACCAAGCTTAGAGAAATTGTCAGAAGTTACTGGAATGAAAAAAGCTTCTGTATATTCAAAAATTGATAGTCTTTTAAGAAAAAAAGCTATATCATTTGAGAACAACGAATATAGAGTACACTTTTAAGAAATATTTATAGAAATTACTAATATGAAAAACAGTGGATATATACATTTTATTATATCAGAATTATTAAAACATTATAATATAGACAATGTTTTGGATAAAAAACAAACTAATGATCTTATAAAACAAATAAGCAGCCTTATAATAGAAGAGAAAAAAAACTATAGAAATGAATTGGAACAAAAAATATTGCAAAAAATATTTGATTAATTAAAAAAAATAATAATATGAAAAAAACTAGAAAATGTCTATATTGTGAAACAAGAATATCATCAAGCAATAGTATTTGTTCTACTTGTAATTTTATAAAAATGTCAGCTATTGAGTTGCAGAGATATTTAAATAACTTCTTAGATTATAAGAACATAAAAAAGATTGTTTCAGTAGATGTTCAAATAATTGATAAAAGAAAAAGAGATAAAGAAGTTATTGATAGTATTATAAAAACATTTGGTGGTAAAAAATTGACAAAACCTAAAAAATAGCATATAATATAAATGAATTTACATGTTTTAATTGAACGCTACTGTGGTAAACACGAAGTTTAATTGAGACATTTTGCCAATCACTAGGGAATGATTGGCTCCCTAGCCACAGATATGGTTTTTTCATACTACTAATACAAGAGCTTAGGCTCTAAACCGTATTAGTGGCTAGGGATATAATGGTTACCTTAGTCTGGGTCTCTGGATAGTTGCCCCGCTAAAGCTAAGGTTTCCCTTGACAAATAATTTAGATTTGATATAATATCTTTACCTTAAAAATTACATACTCGCCTACAACAAGAGAACACAGATTAGCTGTTTACCTGCTCCCACTTTGTTGTAGGCGTGGGTAATGGTAGATAGCCAATCTGTGTTTTTTTTATTGAAATTTTTATCAATTTTTTTTCCTTAATTCTCTTTAATTTTTTAAAGAGAACTATAGGACGAATAATCCTAGTTGTACCCACGGTTTCACTTACCACCATAAGCAACTATAAATAATTAGATGTTCTCAAAGTGGCTAATACGGATACTCCAGTCTCAAGCATTTATTAGTTTTAATTCTTCTAAAAAAAAGAATTTCGCTCGTTTTTTTTAACTATTTATTAGTCTTTTTAAACAAAAAAAAGACAGTCTTTAGCAGATCAACTTACACAAGCTAGAACACAAGGACAAGTAGTTAGGGCAAGGTGAAGTATAGGGTAAATGCTTAGACAGAGAAACGGCTTAGTTAGTGGGGACGTTTTATAACACTATAGCTATTGTATTACAATTATATGAAAGAGGATTATCCTTTAAAGTCTTTTAGACTTAACAAAAAAACAATTAAAAATTTAGAAAAAATTAAGAATGAAACAAACCTTAGCTATAACATGTTGTTTTATAAGCTTATAAATTTATATAATAATTCAATAAGAAAAACTAATATGAATATAATAGTAAAAGAAGGAGAAATTTGTCCACATTGCAATACTGGAATAATACAACTAAGGAATAGTAGATTTGGAGAATTTTTAGCATGTGATCAGTTTCCTAATTGTGCATTTAAACAAAATATAAAAGAAGACTTAGATATGGGTCAAAAAGGTTTTAAGGATTAATAGTATGTATCAATTTGAATGCTTAAAAGGTTTAGGTAAAAAGTTAGACTTCAACAAACAATCTAAAGAATGGATAGCGTTTAATGAAAAAAAGACTAATAAAAAGATTAAGAATAGAAAAATAGAAAAATTAAGAGAAATGGATTATATGGAGTATTTAAAGACAGATTGGTGGAAACATAGAAGGAAAAAGTTTATTAACAAGTTTAAAATAAAAGATTGTTATTGTTGTAAAGAAAGTTTTAGAGAAGTGCACCATTGTAGTTATGATAGAATTGGAAATGAAAAGGATAAAGACTTAGTTCTTTTGTGCAATAAGTGCCATAATGAAGTTCATAACTTGGTTTTAAATGATAAAAAAATAAAGCTAAAAGAAGCTCATGAAATATATAAAAAAATATTAATACTAGATATATCAAATGAAGTTTAAAGGATTTGATAAACTAAAGAAATTTTATAATTAACAAACTAACATAAAACAATATGACAACTAGAAAAGAAATAGTCAAAGACATAAAAAATATAATAGGATTAAAAAACCAGATAGACAATGAAGTAATAGAAAGAATTTGTAATTATATATTTAATAGAATTAAAGATGAGAATATTATGGCAAAAGAAGTATCCGATTTGCTTATTACAATAGAAGATTATTCTGATGAAATAAAAAAAGAAATACTTAATTTTATAAGCAAATAAGAACGTTTTGCCGAAACCAGTAAAACGATAAAAAAGTTATCCACTTGACATAGTTACTAAAGTAATATATAATACAAGTGTAACAATTAAAGACAATAACATGAGGAATACAAACATCCATTTAGAGAGGGAGCTAAAAGCAGAACTTAAAAAGAAGGCCGAACTAGCAGGCACTTCTTTAGAAAAAATGATTATAGCTATTTTACAAGAATATATTAATAATTAAAGCCGTTAGTAGCAAATTAAAGCTCAAGGCAACAAACATTATGGGTACATTTTTACCAGAAGGCTATAAGCCACCAGTAACCAACAGTAAGTATTTAAAGCTTGCTCTTGGTTCAAACAAGGTTAGAATCTTATCATCTACAATTGTTGGATGGGTAGATTGGCAAACCATGCAAGACGGGTCACGTAAACCATTAAGAACAAAGGACAAACAAGCTCCTATTAATCCAACTCAACCACCTAAGCACTTTTGGGCAATGGTTGTATGGGATTACAATGAAGGAGGATTGAAGATTTTAGAAATTACACAAGCAAGTATTAGATCTAGCATTCTAGCATTATTCCAGAATGATGACTGGGGAGACCCTAAAGGTTATGACTTGACAATTACTAGAGAAGGAGAAAAAATGGAAACTAAATACACAGTTATGCCTTCTCCTAAATCAGAACTAAGTCAAGAAATAAAAGAAAAATTCGAAAGTACAAAGATTGACTTAAATAAACTTTATGTTAATGGAGATCCATTTGAAGATGATGATTTAAATGCAACAGTAAAAGCTAAGAATGTACAAGAGATTATGAATGTTATTAATGAAGAGCCACCATTACCAACAGAATAACGTATAGAGCCAAATTTAGCCCGTAGAGAGACGTTTTAATTAAAAAGGCAGAATATGCCTAGACAAACATAAAACGTCTCTCAGGGGCAAATAAAGACAATTATGAAAGATAGAATTTTTATATTTATAACAATAATAATAATAAGCATAGTATTAGGAATACTTGGAGTAGCTTTTGGGCTAGTTTTAACAAGAATGATTAATATATAAATATGTTTCAAATACAAGCATTTATAGATGGTGTAAAAACCTTAAAAAACAATTCATTAAAAATAACTATTGAAACTCAAGACACAAAAACACTGACATCTAATGAAATGGCTGAGCTTTTTAAACTAAACGATAAACATGTATGGGTTGCATTTAAAGAACAATCAGTAAAGGTAGAAGATTTAGACATAAAAGAAAGCAATGAGTTTAAGAGTGACAAGTCCCCAAGTCAAAGACTAAGAAGTGTTTTATATGTGTATTGGGAAAAATATAAACCAACAGACGACTTTGATTCTTTTTATAGAAAAAAGATGGAAGATTTTATAAACTTAATAAAAGATAAATTGGATTAATATGGATAATCGAGATCAAAAAATTGTAATACTATGGATAGTATTTTTGTACTTATTTCTTTTTATAGTAACAATATTAGAAATATTTATAATAGTAGTTTTTGGAACAGAAACGACACCAGCAATTATTTGGGGAATGAATTTGTTTATTGTTTTGGTTACAAGTTTAATAAATTACAAATTATTAGAATAGAATGCAAAAGTATAAACCAAAAAAAAAGATAACATCTCAACAAAAAAAGTCTAAACTTAAAAGAAAGTTAGATAGAATAATACAAGAGAAAGGAAGAGAAGTTTATGATAGATGTATGGTATGTGGTAGTGAATATTCATGCCTTCATCACTACTATACTAAATCAATGAGTTTGAGGCTTAGGTACGACTGGGAAAATTTAATTCCTTTATGTGCAGGGTGTCATTTTTCACATCATAATGGAAATCCAGAAATACATAACAAAGTAAGAGATATAAAGGGGGAAGACTGGCTCAAGGAACTTGAAGCAAAAAAAAGACAAATAGCAAATGACACTATAGAATATTATGAGGACTTGTTGACAAAATTTAATAGAGTAGTATAATATAAAAAAATCAAATTTCATATTTTTCTCACCTCCTTAAGAGAAGAAAAACAAAACGCCACTAGCAATAGTGGTTTTTTGTGTTGACAATATTATTTTTAATTGATATAATATAAATGAAAGATCATTAGTTTGATTTTTCACTCATAAAAAACATCGGGGGAGAAATCCCTGGATGCAAACAACTAAATTTATATATGCAAATTGCTTGTCAAAATCAATCATATTATTATCCTTACTACGTGA